ATACCACTCAGGATCAGGACCTCGTTTTACCCTGATAGCTATACCACCTATATTTCTAATAGCATTTACTTCATTGGCAAATCTACAGTCAGTAATTACAATATCTTCATTGGAGTTTAATAGTTTATGTTCAACACTTGCCACCCAGATATCGTTGTGAAAGTGATTGCGGCACACATCTGTTCCCCAATATTGTAGTATCCATCTTGGGGTGATATCCATTCCCAAACGATTACTCCACCATTCATCACGTTGTTCACGCCACACTCGGCTGGCTTTTGTGGTGCCTTCTAGGTATTCACGGTTCCATCCAAAGATTACTGCTATGGCATCTTTCAGACTGGATGCAAAACTGATTCGTTTAAACCCATGATGTGTGGTTAGATAATCTGCAATAGTGTCCTTACCTGAACCAATCAAACCAGTGATACCTATAATCATGCAATGCTCCTATAAGACTTATTATATTACAGGAACAAGACAATAGAAAGCATTTAGGTTAGCCTTGTACCCATGTCAATGGTTGACTGTAATCAACATACTTCTTCAATTCTTCAATGAGCAATTCCATTCCAGCCTTGCCCTCTGCTTTCATAGCAGTACCATTCAATGTTGTGCCGCCACCTGGACCTGCAATAGTTCCGAATTTCTCACGGGCCTCACCAATCATAACTTTAAGATTAGCTAAAATAAAGTCGCCAATCCATACACCAGCACCCGGATCTTGTAGTAAGATTTCTTCTGTCTTTTGTACATCAGCCCATATCAATACACGTTCACCTGAGCCTTTAGGATCACGAACAATACGCAATATTTTAGACACTGGGTTGAATGTGTATGTTACATAACCACCAAACATACGTGCTGCTAACTCAACATAACCTGCATAGAAGTCGTATGTTGCCATACCCCCTGCATAGTTATAGTTCAACAAGTATGTGTTTAAAATAGCACTACTGAACGGGTCAAAACTGCTGCTTGATGGGCCAGTCTCTAGTCCAATTGTTCTACGGAAAATACTACGCACATTGATAAACTCAGCAGGCAAGGTATAAGTATCTACATTCTTTTCAATAGTCATTAGAATATAAGATTCTTCTGTAGCGGCTTGCGCCCGTTGACGATAGACCTTGATAGCGTAGTTGTACGCTGCTTCGTAATGTTGAGGATCCAATTCAATATCAATCATCCCGTCACCAAGACGATATCTAAGATTGTTGAATAATGCCTCTTTTAACTCATCTAGTGTTAGACCAGTTGGGGTTGAAAGAACAGAAGCGGTTGGATATGTTGACATAAGTGTTACCTAATAATACTATTTATCAGGTAACACTATGGTTCACGTATTACAAGTCGCCGTCTTTACGATTTTCACTGTAAAATGCGTCAAACTGTCCACCGGGATAACGATTCTCTAGCTTACGCACATTCTCTGCAATAACATCATTGGGGTCAAGATTCAATGCACGACATGCATTAATCCAGTACCACATGATGTCACCAAGTTCACGCTTCATATGAAAAACATTATCGGCAGTCAATGCTTTACCCTGAAAAAGTATCTTTTTGGGCACTTCAATAAACTCACCACTTTCTGCTGCTAATCCAAAACATGCTGTAATTAGTAATGGAATATTAACATCAGGTCCAAATTTCATCAGATTGTCTGCTGTATCTAGTTCGTAATTGGCATCAAGCCGATCTACTGTATCATGGAATGTAGTTAAGTCATTACTTGCTTGACTTGTAACGGCTTCTACAAACTCTTGGTATTTGTTTAAATCAATATTCATGGTGTTGTTGATGTATCAAGTGCAATGACACTTCCTATAAAAATGCTGATCCACCCGTTAGTGTCTTGCCCACTAAACAGTAAACTTATCCCGCTCAACACATTGAGTCCTGCAATTGTATATGCAATCTTTTTGCGGTGTATAGTACACCAATCTATAATTTTATCTGTCATAATAACTCCTTAAAATGCTTTCAAAATAATCATTGATTCATTGAATCTTCCATTTGGGACTGCACCGACTGCTTTAATATCTTTGAAATACTTACGTGCTGCAGGCTTGCTTCCCATCACTTCTTTGATTTGCTCACCGGGCTTACGTAGTGTTTTCATCTCACTAGTATTTGCATCAAACCCTAACAATGTGTTACCTTTGACACTAAACACTTTGCTATACTCGTCAGCAATGTAGTGATGTAATTTACGCTTACCTGTATCATAGACCCATGCTTCACTGGCTCCGTGTAGCTTTGTGGGATGCACACTAACTAAATCAAGTTTAGCTGCTACGTCCTTAAACAACTTCAAATACTTTAGTTTAGCAACAATCTTTTCAACAGGTATTGCTTTGCGTTTACGCGGAGCCTTACTTGCTTTCTTAATGCTAATGTAACTGTTCAAGTCACCTAGCACACCTTCAATAAATTTGAGGATGTTGCGAATCTGAATCTTACCCAAGTACGCATAACCCTCTTTTAGTGACTCGTCACCGTCACTTAGTCGTTGGAATTCATCTTGCTTGCGCTTCCAGATTTCAACAATGATTGGGATATGTTGTGGCATGACATTGTATTTTGCAACAATATCAACTGTCTTTTCTGACGCTTTACCCTTAATAACAAAATCGTCAATCATCCCTTCCATTTCACCTGCGGCATCTCTTGCTTTTTCTTTCAAAATTTCTTGAATGTTAGGACGTACTGCAACCACTTCTTCTTTTACAATACTAGTCGCACTAGTTTTAATTTCCGTTTCTGTCAATGATTTGACAAGTCGTCCAATATCGTTTTGTAATGTAAGTTCTTCATGCTCGGTCAATTCTAATCCGCGCATTGTCATACGTGCTACCCAGCACAATGTAATAATAAATTCGCTTTCATGGACCTTACGAACCAACTTAGCTTCTTCAGTTCGTTTGTTGTAATCCAGATATTGACACAATAGTTCTTTTGCGTCTTTTTTAGTATAGAATCGGGTATACCATGTAAAACTTCTAGCAAGTGCTGAAAATCTTGCTTCGGGTTCGGGCTGGGTCGGGAAGAATGGTTCTTCACCCATATATTTTGTGTCAGCGTCCCTAGGGTTTAGTGCTTTGACAAAATGGTCATCTGTTTGCTTACGTGTAGCCATGAATTACTCCAAAGTTTCAATTGAATGAGTAGTATAACACAAGAACTATTTAATGTCAACCTTAGTGCTTACTTACCGCTAATTGATGTTCTATATATAGAGTGTGCATTATTTTACAACATTTGGGCAATCTTATTCCCAAATTTTCTTTTAAGTTTTGCTCTATATATTCATACCCGGATGTGGTGTAAAAAAGGTCCGTATCCATTTCAAATATAATATCTTTGTTGATTCTATAAGAATCTTTTTGTTCTTCCGGAATCAAATCCCAAAAAAAGGTTGGTACAATATTAGAAAATCCTTCTTTGGTATAATATTCTGATAATATTTTTTCTTGGTTCCACGGGCCATTTTTCATTCTATTTAATGCTAATAGATTTTTTTCTGTAGGTAAAGAAAAAACACAATAGATATTATTGTTGAAATCTTCAATACGTTTTTCATGTTTACGTATAGCATATTCAACTGCATGGGCGCAAAATATATAAGTTTTGGCATTATTAAGTATTTTATCTGTAAATGTTGTTAGAGTTTCAAGTTGTAGATTTTGTAAATCACAAAAATGTGCTAGGGAAGGCATTTCATTTGGGGCCAGGTTTTTATCAAAATGAAATTGATACGATTTTAGCATAACATCTACATATTCTTCATGTGAATTAACTGATGTAATATTTGGAACTGCTGCTTTTGATTTTTCCGGGATATCGGTAAATCTAGGACTAAAACTTCGTTTCATACTTAGCATATTTGCTAGATGGTTTCCTCCGGTTCCGGGAGGGAAAATCAAAAATAAGTTCTTTTCAAGTTTCAGCATAGATAGTATTTACGATAAATAAGTGATAAAGTAAATTAAATATGCCTAGATTAAGCCTTTGGCGTCCCAATAAAACAAATGATTATAACTTTTTTGATAAGATAATATCAGAACAGTTTACCGCAGGTTCCACGGATTTATATATACATAAGTATTTGGGCCCAACAAGTCAAGGTCCATCTATAGATGCTACTCAACCTGAATACGATGTATTAGCCCCGACTAATATACAAGATTTGTTATTTTTAGAAAACCGTGACAGAAGTTATGATCCAAACATCTATCGCTTACGTGGTCACTATAACGTACAAAATTTAGACTTTGATTTAAGTCAGTTTGGATTATTTTTAAATAACGATATCATATTCATCACAGTTCACTACAATGATATGATTCAATTGGTTGGTCGCAAATTAATGGTAGGTGATGTAATTGAGTTACCTCACTTGCTTGACTATAATCCTCTTAAAGAAACTATACCAACTGCACTAAAACGTTTCATGCAGATTACCGATGCTAATTATGCAAGTGAAGGGTTTAGTCCAACTTGGTTCCCACATCTATGGCGTATCAAGTGTGAACCATTAGTTGATAGTGAAGAATTTACTCAGATATTGAATGCACCAATTGACCAAGATACATATCTTGGTATATGGGA